GAGGAAGCCGTCAATAGCGGTTGTCACTTTGTTTGAGCCTGACTGAATGCTTTGTCCCAAATCTGTTGCGCTGATTGGGTAATTTGCTTGCAAATTAAAACTTGTGTAATCCGTTACCTGCGGGTTGAAAACAGTCATAGTCACATTGGTTGGATACGTTGGGTACATTGCCGGAAATAAAGCGTATTGGTCAGAACGTGCTACACCGCCAAACGCTGTAGTCCCGTTGGAATTGCCCATTGCAACGCTGTAAATGTTGTCTGTCAATGTTGCCCCAGCTGCTCTCCACCGTAAATAAACAGCAGATCCGGAAGATGCCGTACCACGAATGACCACATAATAATTGCGGAATGCGTTAGTAAATACGCTGTCAATGTTTATCGTTGCGTTCGCTGTCGGCGAGGCTTGAGCAACATACACAAGCCCGCTGTTTGCTAGATACGTGTTTGTGTCTGCTGCGGTCAACACTTCGCCAGTAGTAAAAGTTTTTATAGCCATTAGTACCCCAGTCTATTCAAGTCAAGTTTGCCATAAAATAATTCGTCGAGTATTAGATACTGATTCAAGTCTGCTCCCGATAGATAAAAAGTGAACCTCGCGCCCTGTGGTGATGCCGACATGGTCACGCCCTCAATTAGGCATTGATAGGTAGTGCCGCGAAACTCGACGCGCGTACGCACTCCAGGTATCCGCGCAAAGCTCTGTGTCACGCCAGCAAACTTGTCTAAAAGCATGTCTAGTGTCTGTGCCTCGGCAACACACGAAACCGACGCCAACGCCAATTTGGGCGTCGAGTAGTTGTTCAACAGATAGTTAGCAAAGTCCAATGCTTGCCCAGTTGTTGCGTTGTTTGTGTTTACGACATAAGTACGCAAAGGAGCTGTCGCGCCTGACAACGTGACCGTCTGCGTTGCTAGACCGTCTGGCTGCACTTTGACCTGCGTGTAATAGTTGTCGGCGTAACCTTCAAAAGTTATTTGGTCATAACTGGCTGACACTTCAGGCTGTGGTCTGACGTCGCTAAAATAGTTTTGTGTCGTGTAATTATAAAACGGACTAACAATTGTGATATCAAAAAGACTGTTATCTTTTGTGTTCCACATTCGCGCATTTGCCGATAGAGCAGTTTTGGCTAACCAGTCTCCCCATGTGCCGTCAATAGTTGCAGCTGCTCCGGCTTGTGTTGATGAACCAAGCCAACCGATCGCTAGACCAGTTTGAGTGCCGCAGGTGGTTAATTGGGTGGCAAGTGTTCCAGCTGCCATTGAATAGTTGTTCCCAGCCATACGGCCCAGAGACGCAAAACTTCCTTCAACTGCAATAGTCAAAAAGTCCGCGTTGCCGACGTTTGAAACGTACGGCATCCCGTACTGAACGGTGATGTCTGAAATACGCCCTACCCACAGCAAGTACGGCGCTGCTGGGTTTGTGACATTCATTATTTTAATGAAAGTGCCTTGCACAAGTTGCGCAATAGGCGAGGCATACCCAGACGGATATCTAATTTCTATCGTGCCGGTGTTAGCTCGAAGTTGGTCTAGTTGCGCTTGCACACCGATCGTTAAATTAATGTTTTGAACATTTGTGAGCGCGGTGTAGTTAATGCTGTCTGTCGAATAGGAGACGCTGTAACTTTGTAGTCCGAGAGTCATTAGAAAATGTTGCTCGTTCTAATTGGGATGGAGCCGTTTGTGCGCATATAGCTTCTAAGCGCGGCGACTACTGCGTTCGGGTCTCCACCGTTGACGTTGATCGTGATGTTGTTGCCCATGTTCGGCATGTTGCGCCCAGAAAGAGGGATCACAGCCTCAGGGCCAGACTCGCCGATCATCGCCAATGTCGGGCCCGTAACGATGCCACCTTCAGCAAGCATTGGGATCCGAGGTATGTCTGGAGGGTTGATCTTTATTTTTGGCCCTGGGCCTGGAGGATCAATAGTGAACTCGAGCAGGCTGTTAATGCGATCTATGAGCTGAGTGTTGACGACTGAGATGATGCCGTTTGCAAAGGCTTTGCCGATCTCTAGACCGAACTTGCCAAGGTCTGAGAACGCGCCGAGAACAGCAGTCACGAGAGATCTTGCCAATTCAAGCGCGAACCCTGCGAGCCCTTTGATTAGATCGGGCCCGATATCAACAAGCCATTTGAGGAGGGCGACTGAGAGCTTTGCTGTGGCTTTGATAAGTAATGGGATGCCGTCGTTAACGATCCATTTGATCATGTCGCCGATGAACTTGCCGAGAGCTGTGAGGGCTTCTGGGCCTGACTCTTTGATCCAGGCTGTGAGCTTGTCTTTAAGCAGGGTTAGTTTTGCGCCAAGTAATGGTAAGCCTTCATCGACAATCCAGTTGCCCATTTTTACAAGAAGATCTTTTAGACCGGCAAGAGCGATGGGGATGCCTTCTTTAAGTTTGTCGCCGAGCAATTGCAGAACTCCGCCTAAACCTTTTTCGTCAAAGACTTTTGAGACAGTTTCAAAGGCTGGGATCAGGGTCGTGGTTGCAAAGCCGACAATTTTTTCAAACGCTGGGAGTAGTGCTGTGCCGAGTGTTTCGGATGCCTCACCAAAAGCGTTCTTCAGTCTGTCAAAACGTCCGACCGCGCTATTGGAAAGTGCTTCCTGGCTCCCCCCGAAAGTGTCATTGACTGCGTCCATCGCTGCAGCGAAGTCTTTTGACTTGATGATGCTTGCATCAAGTGGGACGCCGAGCTTCTTTAGCGCGCCCATCTGACCTAGGTAGCCTTTTGCTAATGCGGAAGTAGTTGCCTCGAGCGGCTTGCCGGTCGCTGCACTAATATCCATGGCACTTTTGAGCAGGTCAAAGGCTTTAGTCGAGTTTCCTGTGGCTCTAACAAGTGTGCCGAGACCGTTTCTGAGGTCGTCGTCGGCGACGCCCGTTGCCAAGGTCATTGAGGAAATGAGATCCTCGATGGAAGAGATCTGGTCGTCGGTGGAGTTTGATGAGTTCTTGAGAGTCTTTGCTAGGACGGCTTGCCCTTGAGCATCTTCTGCAGCTGCTTTAACTGACGCCCCGAGACCTGCTGCTATCGCGGCTCCGCCGATCGCTGCAAACTTGGCGACGTTCTTAAATACTTTGGTGGCTGAACCGCCGAAGCCTCCGATGGCTGAGTTAGCGAGGTCGATGCCTTTGCCGTTGAAGTCGGTAATGATCGGGATGTTGATAGCCATTAGCGCATTTCCTTCTCAACTTTGTCCATGACGTCCTCTACAAGTTTGACTATTCCGCGCTGCACGTCTGGGAGATGTTTGTCCGCTGTAGGCCACAAGATGAAACCTTTTTTGGCACGTAGGTTCTTGTTGAATGTTTTGCCAGGGTTTGCTTTTCCTGCTACTTCAAAGATTGCGCCTGCTGGGTTTGCCTGCGTTATGTAGATGACACTTGAAGCGTTTTTGCGCGTAGAGGTTTTCAATTTGACGCCGGAGCGGACTTTGCTCACTGACCACGGCAACAACTCGCGCCCATTGTTAGTCCAGAGTTTCGCCATGCCAGAAAGAGGCATCTCTGGGTATTCGGATTTAGCGTCGGCGACAAGTGGCGCTGCAATGTTTTTGGCTTCACGATTGAAGTCTTTGCGATACTCAGGATCTATTTTCCGTAACGAGATGATTGCCTGCTTCGCGCCTTTGATCTCTGATTTCATTTCGATCATCGTTAATCCTTTCGGCGTCTATTCAGTACATCTATCACAGTGTTTAGATCTGTGTAAGTGAACTCGATGGATGGGGGCCAGTAGCCAGTCTCGACAAGTAACTCGGCGAGGCTGCGCCCTACTGATCCCCTTGTGTGGGGTTTGCTGACTCTGTTTCCAGTACTTCAAGGTTGACTAACTTTTTGAGGAAGTCGTCCAGAATGACTGGGGGGTTGTGTCCTTGCTGTTTGGCTGCTTCGTGGGCGAGGTAGCCGAGCATCTCTATCGAGATACCGTTAGCGAGGTCGGACGCTTTGACTTTATATTTCCGCTCGAGCTGCACAAGATGAAAGAGATTAGTTTCAACAACGTAATCTCCTTCTCCTGTGTTGATCTTAATGGATAGTTTCATGGGGTTTCCTTTGCACGGTAAGGGATGGGATTAGGGGGTAATGTCGCGAACCCAGGTGCCACCCGAGAAGCTGATCTCCATCACTTGGAGTTCGCCGACGGTGTAGGTGATTGGGTAGTTAGCGATCATCGTGTTGGAAATTGTCCATTCTGGGTTATCAGCTGCGATAGCCCCTGAACCTTTTTTTACGACGATGGTTGTTGTTCCAAGCCCGATCTGTCCGGCAATGACGCCTTCAACTTCTGATGCGCCGTATGACATGTAAAGCGTGATTGTGCCTTCTACGGTCTGAAGGCCTGCAACCATGCGTTCGCCAGTATCGCCGAAAGCGGTGCTGGTAAGTGGGTTGTTGCCAAGAGTGAAACTGATGCTCGAAGCCTGATCGGTGAGATCTACTGTTGCAATTTTCAACTCTGATGGCTGTGAAAGGTAGGTGGTTGTTGCCATGATTTCTCCTATGGGTTTCTTGAGGTTCCCACACGAACGACTAGATCGTATGAGGGGATATCTTGTGATCCGATTGACGTGACAGAAGGACTCCCCGAGATGAGGGAGATCGCGCTGTTCATGATCGTGTCGGCTGTGGTGATGAGGTAGTCGCTAGCGTCGCTGTTGCCTGGGGGCGCTGCGAGGATCCTCACTCCGAAAGTGATTTCGGCGATGTTGTTGTTAAAGCAGGTAAACGTGGGAGGCTCGACAAAGACTGTCATCGGGCGAGCATTGCGCGAGTCTGTTACGACCGCCAGCCCGAGTCCTGTGAGCGACGCTACGAGGGTGCTCTGGGCGCTTGCGAAGATGCCTGAGGCACTCATGCGACTTGGCTCCGATTGACGCCGAGGAGACGGTTGATTTGTCCCATTGAGCCGACTGTGCCTGGGATGTTCATCGCTTCAAAACTGGCGAACGAGTCAACGCTTCCGCGCTCTCGATAAAGAGCTCCAGCGAGCATTGTTGTCCCGAGTTTGACGTCCGCGCCTGGGACGGTAGTGAGCGAGTCAAAATAACCTGCTTCCTTCCGTCGCCGAAACGCGAACGCGTTAGCTGCATCCGTGCATGAGCCAACGAAGGCTGTGTCGTTTGCGGTGGCGACACTTATTCCGAGAAATGCGAGAACGTCGTTCGCAACGATCCATGTGCAGGTTTGAGTCCAGGTGAGCGTCCCAGTCGGGATCGCTGCACCACGTTCCAAATCTGTTCCGGCATCGTAGAAAATAATCTGGTTCCCGATGTAAACGTCGTAATCAAATAGCAGGTCGCCTTCGTCATCAACGCCTTCAAAATAATAAGGGTTGACTGCATAGACGGTATGAGTGCCGTTCAAGCCGTGGCCTAAGCCTGCAAGAATGATGCTTTGACCGATGCCGATGTCCGTGTCCTCGAGGGTCTGCACCACGGCGTAGTCGTTTAGTCGCTGGTGGTGAGTGACTGCGAATACTGCCATGGTGCAAACTTTCTCGAGTGGGGCTAAAGATCAGGGAACGCGCTTGACGAACTTGGTGGCGTCCATCATTACCGCGCTGAAGTAACCGCGGAACTTGATGACGCGACCGAGAGCGCCGTCTGCGAGGTCAACTGATACTGCTCCGCGTTGCTGTTCCCAGCACTCGAAGCCAGTGGAGTCGCCGACATAGACCTGGTTGTTGATGTTGCGATCTACCACAAGGTTCAGGCCGAAAGCGTTGCCGTTGAAGTTGCTCGCTGCAGTTGTGCCGAACGCGTTCTGTGGCCCGACATTTGGGAAGAGTGGACGGTTTGATCCGTCCGTCAATGCT